GGTGTGGAACAGAATACAAGAAGCAAGCAGATGAAGAGATGAGAAAGGAAAACGTAATTGGTTGAATATGAGCAAAAGTTCTGTTTTTTGCTGAGATAATGGAAAGCAAAAATGGACAGGTTATTGCAGGTGTTCAGTTACCAGAATGTTAGCTACCCAGTTACCTGAACCGAATAGGTAACAGACTGAACAATAAAGAATCTGTTACAGAGGCTATTATTCACTGTATGTCAGCATTTTGCATATCAAAGGACGCTTATAAAATAGGTAATTTTGCCATTAAAAAATAAGCGTATGAAAGTAGAAAAATTCAAGGTGTTGCTCTACCTGAAAAAGAGCGGTCTTGACAAATCCGGAAAGGCTCCGATAATGGGGAGAATAACGGTAAACAATACGATGGCGCAATTCAGTTGTAAGCTGTCATGTACTCCGGAGTTATGGAACCCAAGAGAAAGCCGACTAAATGGAAAAAGTAAAGAAGCCGTTGATATTAATGCAAAAATTGACCGGCTCTTACTTTCTGTCAATTCTGCATTTGATTCACTTGTAGAACGTAAGATTGATTTTGACGCGACTGCCGTAAAAGAGCTTTTTCAAGGAAGTGTAGAAACCCAGATTACTCTGTTGAAACGGCTTGATATACATATAGAGGATATGCGCTCAAGAATCGGTATTGATGTTGCTAAAAGCTCCATGTCAACATACATTTACACCCGTCGGTATCTTGGCGAATTTATTCAAAAACGATTCAAGACAAGTGATGTTGCTTTTGGACAGTTAAATGAACACATCCCATGGGAGTTTCAGGATTATATACTGAAGGATAAAGGACTTGCGGTAGATACGGCAAGACATTATCTGGCAATCCTGAAGAAAATCTGCCGGATGGCATTCAAGGAAGGACATGCGGAGAAGCGTTATTTTGTGAATTTCAAACTACCCCAAGAGAACCGGAAACCACCACGGGCTTTGAGTCGTGAGGATTTTGAGAAGATCCGTGATGTCGTAATACCACCGGAAAGAATCACTCATAATATAGCCAGGGATTTGTTTCTCTTTGCCTGTTATACAGGAGTTCCGTATGCGGATGCAGTTTCAATCACTAGAGATAATATATACAAGGACGATAAAGGCGACTTATGGTTAAAGTATCTGAGAAAGAAGAATGAATATCTGGCCCGCGTCAAATTGTTGCCAGAGGCTATCTCTCTTATAGAAAAATATCGTTCGGATGACAGGAAAGAGCTTTTCCCGATGATATACCATCCCAATATGAGACGCCACATGAAAGGTTTACGGGATCTGGCTGGCATAAGCTGTGATTTGGTCTATCATATGGGAAGACATACCTTCGGAAGTCTGATAACCCTTGAGGCTGGTGTTCCCATTGAAACAATCAGCAAAATGCTGGGTCATACCAATCTGACAACTACTCAGCTTTATGCAAGGGTAACTCCTAAAAAACTTTTTGAAGATATGGACAAATTCATCGAGGCAACGAGTGATATGAAACTGGTATTATAAATCAAGAATGAAAGAATCATGAGAAGTACATATAAGCAACTGTATTATATAAACCGCAGTAAAGTCAAATCTGACGGGACTACATCAATCATGTGTCGTATTACAATAGACGGAAAGGCTGTTGTATTATCGACCGGGTTGTATTGCCAGCCGGAAGAGTGGAACAGCAAGAAAGGGGAAGTCAAGAACAACAGACTGAACGGGATGCTTGATGAACATAAGAAATGCGTAGATGAAACTTATGCTGAACTGTTGAAAGTGAACGGCGTTATCAGTGCGGAACTGCTGAAAACAGCCATGACAGGAGCTGCTGACATCCCGAAGTATATATTACAAGCAGGAGAGGTGGAACGGGAAAATCTGAAAATCCGTTCCATTCAAATAGATTCAACCTCCAGTTACAGGCAATCAAAAATGTATCATTACTATCTGGGGGAATACATCCGTTCTCTGGGCAAGAAGGACATGCTTTTTACAGATATTACCGAAGAGTTTGGCACCAATTTCATTTTGTATCTGAAAACAAATTACCCTCATAAGCCATCATACCGTAACCATTGTCTTTGCTGGCTGAAACGTCTGGTTTATCTTGCCGTGGATAAAGGAATTTTGAGATATAATCCTTTGGATGATATAAAATATGAAAAGAAGGCACCCGCAAAGCTCATGTATATAAGCAAGAACCAGCTTCAGGAGATAATGAGCCATCCAAAACAGGATCCACTACAGGAACTTGCAAGAAGAACCTTTATATTTTCATGTTTTTGCGGTTTGGCTTACGTTGATGTACGTAATCTCTATCCGCATCATATAGGTACAACTGCGGAAGGACGGAAATATATCAGAACATATCGCAAGAAAACAAGCGTTGAATCATTTATACCATTGCATCCGGTCGCGGAGCAGATAATTTCCTTGTATAATACGACAGATGACAGTAAGCCCATCTTCCCGTTACCAATACGTGATATGATCTGGTTTGAAATACATGAGTTGGGCTTTTCCCATCAGTTCAAACATAACCTGTCATATCATCAAAGTCGTCACACCTTTGGTACCCTGATGGTTTCAGCTGGGGTTCCTATGGAAAGCATATCAAAGATGATGGGCCATACAAATATCAGAACTACGCAAGGATATGCAAAAGTTACAGATGACAAGATTTCAGAGGATATGGATAGATTAATGGAGAAAAGAAACTTAATAAATGAAATAAAAACGTATACTTAACTTTTATTGGTGGAGTATACGGGTAAAATAATATTCGGCTATATAAAAGATTAGAAGCTGCCTTAAAAGTATTAACGAATCGTTATGTTAATAAGACTTATTCTTTTAGGACAGCTTCTAGTACTTTCTCAATTACTTTCTTGCACACATGTCAGCCATCAACCAATCACTGTCTGGTCTAGTAATCAATCGTGCATTATTATACGCCATTTCCATTGTGAATATAGTCCTTCCTTCATAATTGTTTACCTCTTTCTCTTTATCATATTTATGGTTACATACAAGGGCTACGTCTATTGTTCCCTTATGTTCAAGAGCTAATGGAAGTAAAAGTTGCATTTTATGATCTTTGACATAATATACTGGAATAGCTGTTTTGTAGTTCCATGCTACACGACTTAGAGCTATATCTAGAGCATTACTGAAGCGTGTTGTAAGAAATTGTTTCCAATCATCATCTTCAAAAATCGCATCAGCTAGTTTTTTATAATAGGCTTCTCGTTGGGGTTTTGGCAATGCCGCTGGATCTTCAATAAATTGGAACCCATCTGTTGCCCCTTTCTTTATAAATCCAACAGGAAGTCGTTCTATATTTTCTTTTATAAAATGATTCCAGTCCAAAGTTGGTCTTTGGGCGGTGATATCATAGAATAATTCACGGGGATCATCAAAATATTGAGCACGTTTAGGTTTATATGGGAAATCTGTTATAATTTTTTGATAGTAACTATTTGCTGTCCCAAATCCTAAGAATACCCATGGTTGGGTGACTGCAGGATTCTTACCATTATTTTTCTGAAAAAAGGCATAAATCGGGTCATAAATGTTATCTACCAATCCTGTATTCCAAACAGCATTGTTCTCATTAGTAAGAATTTTTAAAATAGGCTTTCTGGCTTCTCTTTTGGATCTTTCTATCTCTTCTTCATCTTCGTATTGAAGTCGTTCAAAAGTGTATGAAAGATAATTCTTTAGAATGGGTTTTGCCAATTTGTCTTTTTCATCATAATACCAACGTTCGTCTAATGCCAAATTGACAGCCAAGTCATTAATAGCAGCATCCCACCCTAAAATATCGGGTTTATCTTTGGGCTTTGGGAAATAGGCGAAATTGCTAATAGATTCTCCTATGTATGATCCTTGTTTTAGGCTGAGAGTCTGAGATGACACCCTTGTGGCTATCGTGGAAGTAGGTGATTTTATCCCTAATTTCTTTAAATCACGTGCTTTTACAGGAGCTTCATGTTTTGATGGGTCTCCAATACGGAATTCGATACGCTTACGAAACAAGCATTCCACGGCCTGTCGTATACCAATGAAGCCCATTTTTAGGTATTCATCTTTTGCTACTTTGGAGCCAATCGCAGCAAAAGGAATCCATCCTTCATCATCAGAAACAACACTTGCGAAAGCCTCTTCTATCTTCTCTTTCAGTGCGTTTGTAATTTTCAAATAGTTAGGAGCGATGCGAAAGGCCTTAAATACCTCACCTGTACCCTGGGGTTGATAACAAGGCTCATACTTTGCTTTTGGATAATAACTTTCCAATAATTTTTCTACATCCAGAGGAACGTTGTTGCGTTTCTCAACAAGTTTGTTAAAACAAGTTCTGAACTCATCGTACCTTAAATAATTTCCCGGTAATGTCGGGGTTAGCGCATAAGCACCCTCAAGCAGAGCTCTAATTTCTGATTCTTCCATAAAAAATTATTTTTTATTTTGTTATGGCTATCATTGGTGATAGCTTTTTTATTATGCAAAAACAAATAGCGTGCCGTTTCATTAATTTGAATATTTTATTGATAATTTTTAATACTATATTTAGGGAACTGAAATCAGTCACCCATTTCCTCGCCGCCCATAGAAGTTAGTACAGACTCTATTGAAAGCGAAAAGGTCCGGCGGCTATGCCGTTTCGGGCAGAATCTTCCTCTTTCAGAGCGTATTCAGCCCGAAAACCTTTTCCCTTTCACGTCTGTACAATGGACGCCGACGGCAGCGGAAACAAGCGACTGACGGAAAAGTCAGAAAATAAAAATTAAAACAGCATATAGATTGGTTCAAATAGGGCCTAATACTATATGTTGTTTTTTATCATTTGGGAAAGGCTGTTTTTTAGAAACACAAATTAAACGGGCAGGCGGTCAACTGCGCTCCCTCCAGAAAAATCAAAATCCCTACGTGTCCTTCGTGGAGCGTTTAGAGTGTCAGCTTCTTTTGTATCTGTACGCCTCCTTGTATCCTTTCATCAGGGTTCTTTCTATGTCGGAAGCCCGGTAGAGAATCTTGCCGCCTACTTGTGTGTAAGGTAGAATGCCGTTGTTGCGGTAGTCCTGCAAGGTTCTCCGGCTCACTTTCAGCAGGTACGCCACTTCCTTGTCTGTCAGCAGTTCATCGCCATAGGCAGACGGTTGCCGTTTTTCCAACAACTTTTCGAGCAAGGCCAGCAGCCTGTCGAAATTCGAGTGGAACGCCTTTACCCACTCGTGGTCCTTTTCTCTGATTTCATTACTCATATGCTCTTGATATTGGGTTATACATTATTCTTGAAATTCTCTCAAATGGTTTTGCCTTTCCAACGGGCTTCCTTCCGTTTGTCCTCCACATTACCGACTACTCGCTCCACATCATCAGGACGGTAGTAAGTTCGGTTACCGATTTTAGTAAAGGCAAGCGTTCCGTTATCCCTCAAGGTCTGCAAGGTTCTCGGGCTGATACGCAATCTACGGCAGACCTCGTGGTTGTCCATCCATTCACTTGTTTCCTTTCCGCCATGTTCACGGCACAGACTTTCCACCCGCTGCACGAAACGATCCAGCTTGGCGGCAATCTCCTCGAAAGTCCTTTTTTCAAAGCTGATGATTTCCATTGTCTTCTTTATTTTTTAGTTAAACATATATTCAAAATTCCGGAACAGGACAGGTCTTTTACAGCCGATATTCCATCATGTCTCATTGTCCTATTCTCGGCTGGAAATGTGACTGTTTTATCCTGTTCCCACTGCAAATAAAAGCAGTAGAAATCACACTGCAATGGATTTTCAGACCGGTGACGATGCGTTACCCGGAATGACATCATGTTACATATCAACCGCATACAATGAGCCTTCTTCATAAACGGAATCCGCTTGAACAATCCGGTATGGAAGAATCACTCCGGCAAATCACGGCAGGCAGCACCGACCGCCCAATCAGTATAGTGCACGAGATTACATAATTGCCACGATATCTCCATTCGCTTGATTCTGTTCACTATACACATTTCCTTTGCTCACGACAACGAGCCAAGGTGCGCACCGAGACCAGTGAGTAAACCGATTAAAATCAAAAATGTATGGTAACAAAAAAGAAATTGACCAAAGAGGAATGGGAGGCTATGACAGGTACGGACATGTCATTCATACTCCCGTCAGATGGCGGCATTGAAACTGCCCTGGAATCATCCTTGAATGATTCCGGAAATAGAGAACAGGCAAAGTCTGTAGAACAAGTCGAAGTTCCATTCGAGCCCCAGCAATCGCCAACAGGAAGAGAGGAAGGCATTCCTCTTTCTCAGCGTCGTATAAGCAGCAGGCAGAGGAAACTTTCTCTGGACGAATACCGGAAAGCCTTTCTTCAGGTCCCGAGAATCGAAGACCGCAAGCCTGTGTTTGTTAACGGCGAGGTACGTGACAGGCTGGACGAGTTTGTCCGTAGGTTGGGAGGACGCAAAATGAGCGTTTCCGGACTGCTTGAGAACATCGCCCGGCTGCATCTTGAAATCTACTCGGAAGACTTCGAGCAGTGGAGAAAGTTGTGACATTTTCCGGAATGACCGACTTGCTTACTGACTCCAGTCATTACAGTATTCAGACAGTCAGCAGCAGACCTGAGGGGGTAACGGACAAAACTTCAGTTTTGGGAGTTAGCGAGGTTATCTTTCGGGCATCCCGAAAACCTCGCTCCACTCCCGAAGAGTGGAGGCAATCCGCTCCCGATGGTCGCAGATTGTGGGAAAAAGAATAATCAAAAATCAAACAGAGAAAATATGAATGACAAAAAGAAAAACAGACCGAGGGGACGCCCCAGAGTAAGCGGAGTATGCAAACTCAGCAAAGCTGTTACAGTGAAATTCTCCAAGATAGACTATGAACGGTTGTGCCGACGCAGCAGACAGGCCAACCTCACGTTGGCGGAATTTCTCCGCATATCAGCTTTTGAGACGATGATAACGGCAAGGCACTCTGCCGAGGAAACTGCCGTCATACGCAGCCTTACGGGTATGGCGAACAACCTGAACCAGCTGACCCGTCTGTCCCATCAGGCCGGATTCCACCGTACCCAAAAGACGGTGACAGAACTCCTGCAGAAGCTCAAGGAGATTATTGTCCGGTACAGGCACGGAGAAAGGAGGCCGTCATGATTGGCAAGATCAAGAAAGGGAAATCCTTCGGCGGCTGTATCCGCTATGTGATGGGCAAGGACAACGCGGAAATCATTGACTCAGATGGCGTATTGCTAGGAAATATCCGGGAAATAACGGACAGTTTCAACTACCAGCGGGAGCTTAATCCAAAGATCAAACAGCCTGTCGGACACATTGCATTGAGCTTCAAGCCTGAGGATAAGACATTGCTGACAGATGAATTTATGGCTAAAATAGCCCAGGAATACATGGAACTGATGGGGATACAAAACACTCAGTTTATTCTTGTAAGACACCATAACACGGACAATCCGCACTGCCATCTGGTCTATAACCGCATCGGATATGACGGCAAGGTAATCTCTTCACAAGGCGACTACAAGCGTAATGAAATCGCCACGAAACTGCTTAAGGACAAGTACGGGCTGACATACGCCGAGGATAAGGGCAAGACCAACGTGAAGAAACTCCATACTTCGGAGCGTGTGAAATACGAAATCTTCAATGCCGTCAAGGCAGCTTTGAAGCACTCCAAAACATGGAAAGAGTTCAACGATTATCTGATTCGTCGAGACATCAGGCTGGAATTTGTAAAACGTACCAGGGAGATAAAAAGGCCGGAGGACATACAGGGAATTCGGTTCACCAAGGACGGGCAGACCTTCAAGGCTTCACAAATCAGCCGGGAGTTCAGCTTTGCCAGACTAAATGCCCAATTGGGCTGGAAGACTTCAGAATCCCAACAGGAATCCGAACGGAAGGTACTACAAAGGATACCGGACGGAGGGCTTCTTCTCGAAGGTACGGGGCCGGGACTGTTCAGCCCGACAAACGGCATCTCTCCCGAAGAGCCGTTATCTCAGGAAGAACTCTTACGCAGACGCAGGAAGAAGAGACAAAAGAGGAAAGGATTTGGGTTGTAGCCAGTCCTTTCTTCATTCAAATTATTCATTAACATTAAAATTGCAGGAATATGAAATTGGAAGAATATATCGAGAGCATCTTCGGATGCCTGGAAAGAATCGAAAACAAAATCAACGGGTTGTCCGTCCCTTTACCGGAGGGTAATAGCCCAACAAGAAATAATGGAAAGGAAAAGAATGAGTCCGTGCTGAATGAAGTCCGGAATGATCATGAGACATTTCGCAAATTGTTGGCTCGCGTGTACGAAGGTCTTGCCGCCATCAAGAACGATATGGTTTCCATGGACAGGAAAAACTCGTCACAGGAAAGACTTGGACAGGTCTTGTCGGAAATACATAATGAACAGCATAAGAATCAGGAGAAAGTGGAAACCCTGTTTTGTGAGACCAATGACACAATCAGAAAGAATGCCGTCAAGACAAGCAACATCAACCATCATTTCAGCCTGAGTATAGAATCCCCGTACATCCTAGGGAGCTTTTCCGTGATGTTCGCGGTAGTCGTGGCCCTGTCCGTGGCGCTCTATTTTTCGGCGGGAACAGATAACGCACAGGCCGATAATGATCTGAAGTACCGTTATGTCAAGATGAAAGGAGAGGCTACCCCCGAACAACTCGTGGAACTTGAGAGCCTCTTTGGACCGAACCGGAATAACGAACGTATAGAACAGATGCGTGAAGACGTGGAAGCCTACGAGGAAGCGGTACGGAGACAGGCCACCCTGACCGAGCAGGCACGGCTGAAAGAACAGGCCGCGAGAGAACTGAACAGCAAGGCGAAGTCCATCAAGGACAAGTCAATTACGGACAAACCTAAAAATTAAGCCTATGGCCAGTGTGAAAGTGAAATTCAGACCTTCCACCATAGAGGGAAAGGAAGGAACCATCTATTATCAGATTATCCAGAACCGTGTAATCCGTCAGCTAAAGACGGATTACCGGATATTTACGGATGAATGGAACGAAGCCGGAAGCTGTATCTTTGTCGGTCGTTCGGAGCGAAGCAATCTGCTCCTTTCCTTGCAGGAACGCATGGAATGGGACCTGAAACGGCTGGACATGATTATCCACCAACTGGATAACCGAAAAAGTACATATACAGCGAATGATATTATAGTTGCCTTTCAAAACAGGGTGGATGAACAGTCATTTTTTAATTTTATGCAGGGCATCATCAAACAATTAGAATTATTGAACAAAATACGGACATCAGAAACTTATACAGCGGCATTGAACAGTTTCATGAAGTTTCGCTATGGACAAGATATCCTTCTTTGTGAAATTGATAGCGATATGATGATGCTATATGAGGCATGGCTGAAAAGCAAAGAAATCTGTCCCAACACAGTTTCATTTTATATGCGTATTTTGCGTGCCGTGTATAACCGTGCCGTGGAAAAAGAACTGATTGAACAGAAGTACCCGTTTAGACATGTTTATACAGGCATTGACAAGACAGTGAAACGTGCTGTTCCTCTAAAAGTCATCAAATATATCAAGGAACTTGATCTGACATTGAAGCCGCATCTTGATTATGCAAGGGATATGTTCCTTTTTTCGTTCTACACCCGTGGAATGTCATTTGTTGATATGGCATATCTGAGAAAATCGGATTTGAAAAATGGTATTCTGACATACAGGAGAAAAAAAACTAGCCGGCAACTCACCGTTAAATGGGAAAAGTGTATGGGAGAGATTGTAAATAAGTATGAAAGTTATTCTGACATGCAATATCTGTTGCCAATAATCACCCGATGTACCGATGAACGGATACAGTACAGAAATGCCATCTCTCGTGTAAACATTGCATTGAAAGAGATAGCCCGTTTAGTCGGTTTGGCTCATCCGTTGAGCATGTACTGTGCAAGACATGCCTGGGCAAGTATCGCTAAAAGCAAAAATATCCCTCTTGCAGTCATTAGTGAAGGTATGGGGCACGATTCAGAAGAAACGACACGCATCTATCTTGCTTCGCTTGACACGAATGTGGTGGATAAGGCGAACGGACTTATTCTGAAAGACTTATAACAGGACAGGCATGAAAATTGTTTAGTAAAAAGCCGAATCTCTTGATAAGAG